ACCAGGCCGTGCAGCGGACCAGGGGGATCTCGTCGCTGATTGCTCCGCCGGCTGATGGATGGGTGTCTTCAGGCGCCTGGCTGTCGTACTCATTGCCGTGGTCGCCCATCACCGCACGCAGGGCAGGGGGCTTCTTGGCGGAAGTCTTGTCGACCCAGAGACGGCGGTCGTTTTCGCCGCAGGTCTCAGGCTTGGACAACTTAATCACCTGGCGGGTTGCGCCGATGATTCGCCTGCCCAGGGCCTCGCCGCCCTTGTTCAAGTGAGTGACCAGGATCATCGCGCACCCCGTGCGGTTGGCGATGTCGTTCAGCGGCTTGAATACTTTCTTGGCGTCCTCGGGCTTGCTGGTGCTGGTTTCGGTCACCATGCCGATCGTGTCCACAAGCACCAGGACAGGCTTCAGCCGGTTGATCCGCGCCTCCAAGGCCGCAAACTGCTCGGGCTTTTCCAGGTTGGTGCCGTCAAACGGGTTGGACTTGAAGGCGTTCAGCTTGACCGCCTGGTGCGGAATTTTCATCTGGTCGGGTATGTCGCCAATTTCGGAATACTGGCCATCCGCCGGGATCCATAGCGTGCACCGCCCCCGGATGTCCTCGGCCATCTCGGTGCCATCAGGCCAGGCCATGCCGTGAAAGATGCGCCGGGCCAGGTCCATGCCAAAACGAGTTTTCCCCACGCCAGGCTCCGCGGCCAAGCAAGTGCTGGCGCCGAACTGGATCCACCCAGGCCAAACCCACCGGGTGGTCATGTTGGCCTCCTTGATGTCCGCCGCGGTGGCGTCCTCCTCCTGGACGACCTCGGTGGCGACGGTCTCCGTGCTGGCTGCGGAAACCTCCGTGGGCTTTTCGGCGTGGAGCAAATACCCGCGGTCGGTGGCCACCTTGGCCGCAGAGCGGATCTTGTGCCGCAGCTCCCGCTCGTTCCATGGCGGCACGCACCTGGAGTTCCAGTCCTGGATAGCGTGCAGGGCCTCGTCTTCAGACAGGTTAAAACCCTCGACACAAATGCAGGCGGCCCGAAAACAGGCGTCATGGCCGTTCTGCCCGCTGATGGCCGGTTCCATGCGTGCCAGGTAGGACTTGGCCCGCCGAATGGCGTCCGGCGCCGAGTTGTCAGACTCAATCTTGCTGCGGGCCATGTCCTGCGCATGCCACAGGGACAACAGCTCGGGGATCGCCCTGGTGTTGCTGTCGGCGATTGCGTCCAGTTCCTCAAAATCGGAGGGGGCGGTCTCTATGCCCTCCAATTGTCTGGAGACGATAAAACTTTCCCGGTGCTGCCGATCATCCGTTTCGACGCCTTTTCTGGCCACCGTGCCATACAGCTTCCAGATCCTGGCCGCGTTGAAGGTCTTCAGGTCCACCTTGGCCTTTTCGTTGCCGATGCGGTTGTTCAGTCCGCTGAGAAGGGACTGGATGACCAGGCGGCTGGCGTCGTCGTTGGGCATGTTGATGGGGTAGTTCAGGTGCCAGCCGTTGCCGGAAAACCCGATCAATGGGGCACGGATACCAGCGTCGTGCAGGACCTGGTAACAGACCATGGCCACGTTCCAGGCCTCGTTCGACTCCTCCCGGGTGGCGCTGGTGTCGGCGGGCCGCACCGGGTCGATGTCGACCAGAAGCCAGCGGCGCTCAGTGATGTCGGCATCGGACGTGCCGGCACCTGTCTTGGTGGGCACAACGACGTTGGTCGCTGGTTTGTTGACCGGATTCGGGACGAAATAGACGCCCTTGCAACTGTCCTGCAGCTCAATGGCGCATTTGGCCATCAAGTCGAGATGGTCTGAATCAAAGAAACCATGGAGGTTTTTTCCTCCCAGGGCTCGAAGTTCGGTAACGGTTCCTGGTCGTACAAATCGGCCAAGGTGAATAGCAACACGTCTGACATCGGACATTGGTTTCCCCTCCTCACATCCAGCTCAAAGAAAAAAGCGCAGGCATTCAGGTAGGCGTCTAGCGGCGTGGTTCGCAGCGTGTTGTAGGCCTGAATTGCCTTGAAATGACGCATGGCGTCGGGATCGGCTTGCAGCAGTTTTTCCAGCGCTGTTCGGTTTTCCATCACCTGCTCCCGTGTTTGACGCCGGAACGCATGGCCGACTGGATCCTTGGCCCTTCCACGCTGCAATAGACCCGTTGCCCTGCCAGGTAGAACGACAGGGCGTCACCGGCCCGGGTGAAGGAAAGGCCCTCCCGGCTGTAAAAACGACCGATAGAAGCAAACCCAATCCGCTCCGCGGTCAGGATGCTGAGGACCGCCCCGGACGGCGCCAGGGCTGGGAACAAAAAAATATTTCTCAGCACCGTGTAGTGCGGACCGGATCCCAGATCGAGGCGGAACACGCAGTGGCTGTAGTCGCGGATCTGGCAGATCGGCGGGCCAATCTTCTCGCCAGATTTCTTGATCTCCACGCCGACCGGCCCAAGCCACCACCCCAGGTCGTTCAGCTCAGGGGTTGGGACCAGCACGCGGTCTATGCGCACGTTCACCGTGTCATTGCTGAAGACGTTCGGGGCGTTGGATCGCCCCTGAACTTCCCGGTGTATGGTCCAATGCTTCGTGTTCACTGCAACGTCAAAAGCCTCCTCTGCTTGCCTTTCGGTCTCGTAGTCCCCGACGGTCAAATGATCGCCCGCCCTCATAGCGCCTCCAGGAGAATCCGTCCTGCCATCCCATCGCCAGGGGCTTGAACCCTGGGGCCTGCCTGCCGATGGTGTTTTTTCAGAAGGGCATTTCATCGAGGCTGGCCGCGGGCATGGCCACCTTGGGGGCACCGTTGACCAGGCTGCCAATGCGCAGATTCTTGTAGGACCTGCCATCCTTTTCAGTGGTCTTGATCGAGCCGCTGAAGGTCTTGCCCTTCAGACTGGGCAGAGCCTTTGGCATCTCCACGCTGAACTTTTTGCCGTGTTCCTTGGTCCATGTCTGGGCGGGCAATCCCAGCAGGACGAGGTCGGCGCCAAACATGTTGACGGACATGTCGTTGCGGAAAAAGTAGGTCCTGTAAAACTCGCTGCCCTGCATGGGGCCGCGGGCAATCAGCAGGCTAAACTCGACGATTTTTTCGCCGGTTTTTCCCAAGGTGCTAGGCTTCGCTTCCTTGATGGTGAACTCGTACTGCCCATCTGGAAGGTCGTTCATGGACAGAAATTTCTTGGGCTCGGATGGGCTGAAAAAGTCGTCGAACTCGCTGAAATCTGACATGGCTGCTGCTCCTGCTTGATGCCAAAACCGTTCACAGTCCTAGATCCCCGCTCTGGGGAACCACCCGCCCGGGGCTTGCTCCCGGGGGCCGCTAGTCGGGTGGGGTTGGTCACACCGTCGCTGCAATCGCTTCCCGTTCCTGGATGGCCTCAACCAGTTGGGAGATAACCTCCTCGGCCTGTTGCATGGTCAAATCGCGTGCAGACTGCACCAGGTAGGTGTGCCGCAGCTTTTGCCGATACGCTTCGGGGTCGTCGATCAACCCAAACCCCTTGGCCTTGGTAATTAGGCTGGCCATGCGTTTCAGCGTGCTTTCGTCAGCCATCACCGGCGCCGCCTCGGTCACCTGGACGGGTGCAGGAGTTGGGGCTGCTTCCCGCCCAGGTGCCGGGGTGGTTTCAGGGGCAGGGGCCGCCCCACTGTTCAGCCAGGACAGCAGGCGCTGCCCGGTGGCGATGGTGATCCGCTCGGGGTCCTTGTCGCTGAACAGGCCCGACCGGTCTTTGCTGGCCGTGGCATAGTGCCCGTCGTGTGACAGGTCCAGCACCGTGGTCAGCTCATACTCGAATCCGTCGCGCTGCTCGCTTCTCATGCCGAGTTTGACGACCTTTTTGCGCCCGCCGTCTTCGACCTGGGCGGTCTCCGTCTTGCTGCGCAGCGTGCAGATAATGTGCATTTTGCTGTGCAGGATCGCGTCCAAAAACGCCCGGTGCCGCGGGGTGATCTCGGACCAGGCCGACCAGTTGTTCCCGCGGAACTTGGCCCGCCCGACCTCGTCCACCAGCTCCAGGCAGCCGCCCGACCCGCTCCACTCGTGGGTGATGCTGTCAATCACCAGCACGTCGTAGCCGGTGGCCTCCGCGACCTTCAGCGCCTCGACGAACCGCTCGGGCCGGTAGGGGGGCTCCAGGTTCAGGGTGTCGAAGTCCGCCAGGTGGGCGTACAGACTGGCGCTCCCCTGCTCGGTGTCGATGCAGGCGATCTTGCCGCCAATGCCCTTGGCCAGCAGCAGGGCGCTGTAGGTCTTGCCGGAGCCGCTCGGGCCGGTGATGCCCAGGCGCAGCTTGGCCTGTTGTCGTGTAGCGCGTTGAAACATGGGAAACAGAACTCCTAGGTGTGGGTAGGAAAGACAAAATCAGCGAATGACCAGGCTGTCCTGGCGTTCGAGGTAGCGGGCAAATTCCAGGACCTCGCCGGCGTCCAGGCGTTGGCGGATCAGGTCCTTGTTGGGGTTGGTGATGGTCTCGACGGTGACAAACTCCGCCGGCACCATGAACTCGTCGATTTCCAGCGGCGTTTTGCCGCCTGGTTTGCGCAGGCCGATCTGGTAGCGCTCGGTGACCAGCTTGCGCATGTTCAGCCGCAGCAGGGCCTCCCGCAGGGCCTGCCGCAGTCGCTCCACCTGGGCCTCGGCCACCTTGGCCAGCTTGGCCACCCGGTCCGCCTCGGCCTTCCGCGCCGTCGCCAGCGCTTCCAGCTCGGTGATCAGACCGCAGTAGGCCTCGGCCTTGTCCTCGACGGCCTCGCGGGTCGCCAGCTCCTCCGCCAGCACGCGGTCCAGCTCCGCCTCGGCCTCCGGTGTCTCGGGCAGTCCGTCGACCAGCAAACCCTCGATCGCCGCCAGCTTGCTGGTCAGGTCAAATAAACTAGGCACGCTCCACCTCCTCCTCGTTCGCCAGCGCTTCCTCGCGCCGCATCGACAGGTCGTCCACCAGGCGCGCGATCACCTCCATGGGGTGCAGCGGCGTGCCGTGGTTGTTCCAGTTGCGCCAGCCCTGCCAGCGCCAGGTCTGGGCGTAGGGGTGCCAGCGCTGGTGGTCGTAGGTCAGGGCGAGGCCAGACAGCTCGTGGGGATCCACCTGGAACTTGACGTGGGCCGTCGGGCCCGAGGACCACCAGGTGGGGCAGCCCGAGGCGATCCAGCCCTGAACCGCGGCCACGGTCGCCCGCTCGTATTCGTTCATGTACTCGTCAAAGGCCTCCAGCATGCTGGTCATGCCGCACCGCCTAACACCCGCAGCACGTGCCGGCATTCGGTGCAGAGGGGCCGCTGGCCTTCCTCCCGGTTGCGCACCAGGCGCCCCATGCGTCCGCGCTGGATGTGGTCCCGCACCATCAGCCGGTGCTTGCGTGGCACGTGGTGGCCCACGCTCAGGCGCTCGCACTGGTGGCAGTTCGCCACCTTCAGGTCGTCGGGCAGCAGCAGGCGCTTGCCTTGTCCGTCACATATCGCCGTCATGGTCCACTCCCTCCCACTCGATGCCGTTCAGCAGTTCGGCCACCAGGCGGTCCAGCTCGGCCTGACCGGCGGCCTCGGTTGTTTCGTTGGCCTCCTGGCCGTCTTCCCAGAGGGTGCCGACCAGGGCGTCGGCGTAGGGGTTAGCTGCGGACATGGGCTTCCTCCAGCGGGTTGATGGTGGGCTCCGTGGCGTAAAGCCTGGCAAGAACGGTGTCGCGGACAACACGCACCGACAGGGGCGCGTCAAAACCCAGCGACACGCCAAAGTCGTCCGCCTTGTTCACGTGGACGCGGATGATCTCTCGCCCGGTGTCGAGCTCGACAAACCCGCCGTGGTTTACCTTCAAGACCAACATGCTCACCTCCATGCCTTTGCACTGACCGCACAGTCCCCGGACTGGTAGGTCACCGAGACTTCCGTCCTCATCGCCGAACAGCCAACCAGTGACCCGCAGGCCAGCGCACAAAGGAGTCGCAGGTAGTTGGTCATGGGTAGCCCTCAGCTGTGGCCAATATTACTCCTTGTTAACTACAAGTCAACAAAGAATTATTTCTGGTTAACTCATCGGGCGGTTTTAGTTTGCCCTTTAAGTAAATTTGCCGTATTGTTTCGTTAACTGTGGTTAACTGTCAGGAGGGTCGGCAATGGTTCGGAATAAGCAAAGAAACTGCGTAGTGCGCCTGGATGAACTGACCCATCTGCGGCTAAAAGCCGCGGCGGAGGCAGAAGACCGAGACATGTCTGCAGTGGTGGAGCGCGTCCTGCTTGCTTATTTCCGCGCCGAACACCCTGAAGTCATTTCCTCTGTAACGCACGTTCAAGAGCCGACCGGCCCTTCAGTCGCGCCGAGTCAGCCCGTCGCTCCGAAGGCGCCAAAGCAGCCGCGGAAACCGCTTCAGAAGTAGTTGTTTGCTCGTTCAAAGCCCGCAGAAACTCGTCCAGGGCGGACGGTTGGACCTTGAAGTTTTTGCCGGCCCGGGTGGCTGGCAATTGGTGCCGCGTGCCGTTGACGGTCACGCCATTGGTAATCCAGTAAAGCACGGCCTGGCGGCGCACGCCTAACTGTTCTGCTACTGCTTGTGTCCCCAGCAATTGTTCATTCCACTTCCACCAGTCCCCAGTTCAGGCGTTGATCCTTCGCAGCCTGGATCGGTTTCTCGTCCCCCGATGCTGTAGTGTACGCATGTTCAGTACAACCGGACAAGTCGTTCACTTTTGACCGTTTTACCGTACTCAGGTGGTCTGTCAACGAAATTTACAACTTTTACAACTTTCCGAAATTGGCTTGCGAAAAAACCCTTGTTTTACAGCGCACGAAACGGACGAAACGGTACAATACAGACGAAACGGACGAGCGGTTTTTCGATGTTTTTGCCTTGTTTTTAAGCGGTTTCGGCAATTCTCGGGGGGTGGTTCGGGACCAAGAGGTCGCAGGTTCGAATCCTGTTGCCCCGAATAGCTGGAAAACAAGGGAAAAACGCCAAAAAACCGCCCGCAAAATCTTACAACTCTTAGCGGGGTTTACAACTTTGGGCGGGATTCGGATCCCAAAACTGCTGCGGCACAAGCGGACGGGGTGGGCCTATGTGAAGGACCCCCGGACCGGCAAGCAGGTCATGATGGGGCACGCCGGAACCCCCGCGGCGGAAGCCAATTACAAAAAATGGCTGGCCGACTTCCTGCGGGAAAAGGCCGAGCCGGCCCGGGTGGACTCGCCCTCCCGGCCCCTGGTTTGCTCCGCCCTGTGGGCCCTGTGGCTGGACCAGTGCCACGAGCGGTACCGGCGGGCCGACGGGCGCCCCTCCGGCGAGGTCGGCGTCTGCCGGCAGGCGGTGAAACTGTTCATGCCGTTCCAGGACCTGCACCTGGACGCGTTCAGCCGGGAGCACCTGCTGCAGGTCCGGGACCAGCTGGTCCTGGAGGGCAAAACCCGCAAGACCATCCACGAGTACCTGGGCCGGATTGTCCGGTCGTTCACCTGGGCGGAGGCCCGCGGCTGGATCCAGGCGGGGCAACTCGCCACGCTGAAGGGCTGGGAAAGACTCCGGCCCACCCAGGCCAAGGCCTCCCGGGTGGTCGAGGCGATCCCCCCGCTGCACTTGTTCCGCATCTGGCGGTACCTGAAGCCGCGGTGGCGGGCTGCGTTCCTGTTTCACCTGTTCACCGGCCAGCGGGTCGAGACGGCGCTGTCGGTGCGGGCGGAAGACCTGGACCAGACGGGAAAACCCTGGCGGTACGTGCCCGTCCAGCACAAGGGCGCCTGGCGGGGCCAGCGCCTGGCGGTGCTGGTGGGTCCCCGGGCCCGGCGGGCCCTGGCCCGGATCCTGAAGCGGCGCCCGGAGGACTGGCTGTTCCCCGGGAAGCACCAGATCCGCGGCGTGCCCTACCATGGCCCCGCCACAGCGTCCGGGTATCGGCAGGCGTTTGAATACGCCATGAAGCGGGCCGACGCCGTGGTGGCCGAGAAATGGGCGAAGCTCGGACGTAAGCCGAGCAAGAAGGCCCCGCTGCCGATGATGCCTCGCTACAGCCCGCGGCAGATCCGCCACAGCGCGGCCACTTGGCTGCGGTCGCATGGCATCGACGAGGGCATCGTGGGGGCGATTCTGGGCCACGGGGGCGGCGCCACGCTGCGGACGGGTTCGGGGTCGATCACCGGGCGGTACGCGCAGATCCACCGGCGGGTGGTGGAGGAAGTGGTGGAGCGGTTCGGCTAGGACTTGGCCGCCCGCGCCTCCGTGAACCGCCGCCGGTAGGCCCCGGCGTCCTCCAGCACGTGGGGGTTGGCCAGGCGCCAGTCGCGCAGGTGGCCGAACGTGTAGTGGCAATTGCGACATAACACGACCAGGTTGCCCTCGTCGCATTCCAAGTCGGGCCGCACGTGGTAGGGCGTTATATGGTGGACCTCCAGCATGGTCTGCCGGGAGCAGCCGGCGCAGAACGGATTCTCCGCCACGAACCGGTCCCGGAGCGGGCCCCAGTCGCTGGACCGCCGCGTGCTGCCCCATGCGTGCCAGACGCCGGTGCGCAGGGAAAACCACAGGTCGCGGAACCACTCACCCATTGATCAGGCTCCGGGAGACGGTGAACGCGCCCTCCGCGGCGGCCTGGCAGGCCCCGGTGCCGGCCCAGCGGTAGTAGTGGACCCCGGGCAGGGTGGCGACGTAGTCGGCGTAGTATTTGCCCGTGGCGGTCTGGTTGATCGTGACGCCCTGGGCGCTGGTCCCGTCGGGGAGCTGCAGGGTGAACTCCAGGGTGGTCGGGTCGACGTGCTGCCCGTCGATCGCGGTCGTGAAAACCACCGACAACCGCACGCCGTCCCCAATGTCGTATTTCATGGTGGCCTCCTAGCCGACCGGTTCCAGGTGTCTGGTCGCCGCCCGCGTCCTGACGACCCGGGCGGTCGCCTTGGCCACGCGCCCGTCCCAGGTGATCGCCTTGCCATTGGGGCCGGCGTGGCTGATGCGTTGCGTCCAGGCAATTGCCTTGCCAGGCGGGTTGATGGCGATGGCGCCGCCAGCGCAGGCGAGAATTTGCAGGGCGGGCAGCCCAGAGCCGATGAAAGCGGACCCGGACCCGGTGCCGGACCAAGTCGCCAGCGAAACGGCGGGCAGGGTGCCGGAGCAGGTGGCCGATGCGGACACGGTGCCCGCCAGGGGCGCCACAGTGACCGTCGGGCCGGAGCCCTGGGCCGTGGCTCCGCCTTCCGCGGTTGCCGCGGGGGCCAAGATGGTGACGGTGCCGACCAGTCCGCTGGCCGAAGCCGATCCGGCGGCGGTGGCGCTGGGTGCCGCCAGGGTGACCGTGGGCAGGGTGGCGGAGCGGCTGGCCGATCCGGTGGCAGCTCCGGTCAGGCCAGAGGCCGAGACGGTGCCCACCAGGCCCGAGCCGGTCGCGGTGCCGGTTGCCGTCCCCGCCTGGGTGCTGACCGACACGCCCGGCAGCACGACCGAGGTGCTGGCCGAACCGGTTGCCGTGGCCGCTGGTGCAGAGACTGGAACCGTCGGCAGGGCGCTGGAGCGGGTCGCGCTGCCCGTAGCCGCGCCTACCATGGCCGATAGGGTGACCGTCGGCAAGGTGCCGGAGCCGACTACAGACACGCCGGCGTTGCCGGAGGCCGGCGAGGTGGTGATCGTGCCAAGGGCCCCGCTGCTACTGGCGCTGCCGCTGGCAGTCCCGACTGGTGCTGTCAAGGCGGCAGTCGGCAAAGTGCCAGACCGTGCCGCGCTGCCAGTCGCTGAACCTGCTGCCGTTGTCAGGGTGACGGTTGGCAGGGTGCCAGATCTGCTAGCCGTGCCGGTTGCCGATCCAGCCAGGCCAGACACTGAGACAGTGCCGAGGACGCCGGTGGCGGATCCCGTGCCGCTGGCGCTTCCCGCCTGGGTGCTGACGGTCACCGTAACCAAAGCGCCGCTGGCCGATCCCTGGACAATGCCAAGGTCGGCTAGTGGTGCATCGGCTAGGGGATGGCCGCCGACCATTCAGGCTCCTACAGGTTGCCGAGGCGCTTGCAGACAATAGCCAGATTGGTGAAGAATGGCGGCCCGATGGCCGCGATCTCAGGATTGGCCGCAAGGTTTTCCGCTGAGAGCATGTCCGGCAAAACCACGTTTTTCTTGGCTTCTTTTTCTGCCTCAGTCCACACACCTTCCGCTGTCATGCGGCCCAAAGACCAGATGGTGTACAGCTCAAACTTGTAGGCACCATCGGCCTTGTATCTTCGGATGTGCTGGTAGTCGAGCGCCCAGGTATCATTAACCACCTCGGCAATGGCAGGCTGGGTGACAACCTCGGCAGCTTGCACCGGGGAGAATTCAGGAATGACCGGATCAGGCATGTGGTGGTCTCCTAGTACAGGTTGTTGACAGTTCCGCTAGAGTCCTTGTACACCAACTTCCCAGCGGTAGTTGAATAGTAAATCGAATTGTTTGTTGCAGCAGAGTCGGCTAGCGATGCAGGCTGAATTGATCCATCAGATTTGACTGCTGATAATGCTGTCCCAGCATTATTTTGCCACTCCTGAAGGTTGGCAGTATTGCTTGCCAGCCCACGGACAATCACCTTGCCGTTGCTGCCGCTCGTTACAAAGGCACCAGCTTGCAGCAGAATATTGCCGCCGTTGCCAGTACCGATTGCATTCTGGCCGTACAGAGCTAGATCAGTACCAGCACCGGATGTTCCGCTTGGTGGTGGTGGAATAAGTGCAGGGCTACAGTAGTTTCCAGTATTTGTCAGGTATCCGCTGCCGTATGCGGAGGTGCCTGTTCCAGACAACTCCTGAACTTCAAACGCATGAGGGGACCAAATGTCTTGCTCGATAACGACAACAGCGGTGTAGTTGTTGAAGTTTGTTGCGTCAGCTTTAGTTCTTCGAAGCCGTATTATTTGCGAACCATTCGCTGCATCGAACGCAAGTTCTAGTTCAAATTCGTTTGGTTGTCTTTCGCCACCCGTTGAACCAGAAATAGTTCTTGGGGCGACAATTCCGCTAGTGCTGTAGTGCGGGTAAAACTCGTATATTTTGCACAGCGCATTGTAAGTTGAAAACGACCCATCAAATGCTCCACGGCTGGCAAAAACTGTAGCTTTTAATACTGCTCCGGCTCGCCAGTTAATCCTGCCAACTTCAACATAGTTTCCAACTGTGTCAGGAATCGACCTGACGAGCATCGATATGTTTCTTCTGTTGGAAGAATCGTAACTGTTTCTTAGCTTAAATAATCCAGTTGTCCCGCCTCCAGCACCTGCTCCAGAATAAAGTACGACTGATCCACCTGAGCCAGTTCCTACGGCTGACCCGGCAGAAACACTTAGATTTACGCCAGCACCGGAGCCACCTGCTGGAGGAGGCGTTGTAATATCAATGAACCTGTTATTGGTTCTTAGGTACGACAAGGAAGATGTACTTGTCCCGGTGTTGCTTGCTTCAAGTAGTGCGCTCGAATTGAAGTTATGAATCTCGATGGTGAACATACAGCTGGCTTGAGCGGTGCCAACAGTCCTTCTAATCCTATATGTCAGGAAGTTTGCGTCAGTCGGATCGATTACGGCTTCAAGTTCAAAGTCAAAATTCCCATAACCTCCGCTTAGAACATTGGAAGAAATTGGCGGTATTACGCCTCCGCCATAGAAGTAGCCTTCCGTGCAGAACATATAGATTTTTGGAGCTTGTCCAGTTAATCCTTGAGCGGAGCAAGCGTGGATTGTGATCGTCACAGGAGCAGAGCCATATCTGCCCATCCGTGCAATCTCTACATAACCACCAACAGTTGTAGGTATTGTTCTGGTGCCGTATAGCTTGCGAATGTTTACATACTGACCGTCTTGACCAATCCATTTACTTACACCGATAAAAGCACCACTGGCTGCGCTGGTGCTGTTGTAGATTGAGCCGTATGAGCCGTAAATGCTTCCATCTGGCTGAACACTAGCCACGATGGTTCCGTTATTACTCTGCCACTCTTGCAAGCTGGTCGATTGGCCGGATGCTCCACGAACGATCAAGCCTTTTGTTGTTGCTGCCGAAGAGGTCGTATGTAATTGTGCTGCTGGAGTAAACTGATTGATTCCAACCAGACCAGTAGCGTCAACAACGATATGGTCGCTACTGTTGTTCCCAATGCGAAGCCTAGTGTTTTCTCTGTTCAGTAGGTAGGCATTAGCGGCATCGTTGCCAACTAGTAGTCCGTTTGTAGGTCCAAGTCCGCTTGTACTGTTGCCTATTGCAATAAATGTCTGAGAATCGCTAGAGCTTCCAACTTGAAGCCTATAACCCGTGCTTCCAGAAATTGGTGCTGCGCCGATGCCGATATTGCCGGACGAGTCGATCCTTAATCTTTCAGCAGCACTTGTGTAGAACTTCAAAACCGTCCAGTTACCGGCAGCGTAACCTCCAAATGCTATTTCGCTGCTGTTTTCCCACTTCATCACCTTGTAACCAGACATTCCAATTGCATCTTCACCATCGCCTGTCTGTATCTCAAACTTTGCGTTTGACGGAATGCTTGTCGTGCCAATTCCAACCCTAGTTCCGTTGTCGAATATCTGCGAATTACCAATCGTGCCAGTACCAGTCGTCTTGGCTACATAATTGGTCGTTCCGCTCGTCTGCGTGATGAAAGTATCGAGCCATGCCTTAGTAACAGAGATGAAGCAATCCTTTGTCCCAGCACTAAAATTGACCTTCGCATTGGCATTGCTTGATGCGTGGACCGTAGTCCTGTCCAGCGTGTTGGTGGCTGAGTAGGTGCCTAGGCCTGCTTCCCACTCGTTTGCCGCACGATTGGCGATGGCGTAGTAAACCGTATCACCCACAGCACAGACAGACGCAAACGTCCGGTAGGTGGAATCAGCACCGGCCAGGGTGAATGCCCCTGTGCCGGTGCTGGTGGAGGTCTCCTTGACACGGTCGGCCCGGATCAGCGCCACGGTGTCACCTCATCAGTTTTGGAACTTGAGCGGGGTCGAGACGGTCACGGCGAACGTGCCATTGGTGCTGCTGACGTCCGAGCCAAAGTCGACGTAGCCGACCAGCTCGTCGGCGGACGACGCCCCGCCGCGGCTCTTGTAGATGACGCCCGCCCTGGCGGTGATAGTGGCGCTGGTCCAACTCGTCACCGTGAACGAGATCTCGACGTCGTTGTTGGTGTTGTCGACGGCGGCGACACTGACCGAGCAGGCGTTGCCGCCGGCGGTGTACCCCGTGCCGCTGACCTCGTTGGTTACGTCGGAGCGCTTGGCGTGGCTTTTGGCCGCGGCGTAGCTCGACGTGACCAGCAGCATCTTGAACGTGTCGGTGTCAAAGTCGATGGCGCCGGTGACGGCGTCGCGGATGCACGAGTTGTAAATCAGACTAGCCATTTAACTCACTCCTTGTTTTGCGGGCACCGGATCAGCCCGCTGACTCGCTCAATCTCGTTGACCATGTTTTCCTGGGTGGCGACGATGGACCGCTGGGTCTCCTGCAAGGCCTTCAGGGTCTGCTCGATACTGGACAGGAACGTGAAGTGCCGGTCGCGCAGAGGCACCACCAGTTCGCGCGCGATCCACGCGCACACCTGCCAGATGCCGTAGACGGTGACCACCAGGGCCATCGTCGGGAGGCCGAACTCGCGGAGAAACTGGATCGCGTCCATCAGAGCACGGCCTCCAGGATGAGCTTCACGGCGACCCGCACCACCAGGACCCAGGGGAACAGCATGCCCTTGGCGCCGGCGTTGGCGTCGATGGCGCCTTGCAGCACCTGCTCATCGGTCCAGCCGGCCTGTTCCAGAGCCTCGGCGCCGCGGATGGTCGGGCCGCCGCCCAGGGTCTGGCCGAGGGCGTAACCGGCGACGCACCAGCCGGCGTGGGCCAGGTCAGGCCCGGTCACGTCGCCACGGCCCCGGACTTTGTCCAGGACCAGCAGGAACGCCTCGTTGGGAAAGTCTTGGGGATAGGGGGGCAGGGCCATGGGGTGCTCCTAGATGAACCAGGGAAGGACGCGGGCGGGGAACCCGACGACGGAAGAAAAGGCCCACGAGTCCCCGGCCTTCAGCATGCGTTCGACGACGTCGGCGTCGGCCCAGAATCCGCCCGTGGGCGGGTCGCCGGCGCCTAGGGACCCGGTGTGGACGTTGGCGCCCCAACTGTTCTGGATGAACCCGCCGGGGCGACTGCCGCGCTGGAATCCGATCAGCGCCATGCAGTGGTCCCACCTGGGCCCAGGGGCGCAGAATCCGTCCTTGTCGCGGGCGGTCTTGAAGCCGACCGAGGAACAGACCGAGATCGCAAACCCGGCGGCCAGCGCCTTGCAGGCGTCCTCAAACGTCGTCACCTTGGTGATGGTCTTGACCGGGTACTTGCGCACGTCGGGCTCCAGGTCATCCGGCACGCCGGCCCCGGGTGCGCCCCACTGGCGGGCCCTGGCGCCCGAATAGGTGGTCAGGTCGTACTTGCCGCCGCAGAAGACGCCGCGGTCGAGGGCGCCCCACTTCTTGACGAACTCCGCCGCCCAGGCACCGATCGACCCATCGGACCGGAACCGGCCCCCGCCGATTTCCACCCGGCTGCCCGCATAGACGACCTCGGTGGCCAGGTCGCGGACCTCCTCGGGGTCCCCGGCGATCGACTCGCACGCCTGGCTGATTTCCACGGCGGCCACGGTGCCGAACGATACGCAGGTGCCGTACTGGCCCTGATCGCGGTTCGGGTATTTGCGCCCGGTCGCCCGTTCCCAGGCCTGCCACAGGTAGGCGTGGTCAGGCCCGGTCGCCATGGCGCCCGCCGGGGTCTCGGCGAACGAGTAGTAGGGCTGCAGGCCGGCGACGATTTCGACCTCGGCGGGGTCATCGATCCAGCCGCTGAAGAACGGGGGCGTGTCACTCATCGCAGGCCCTCCAGGATGCTGGAGATCCGCCCAAACAGCTCGAAGGCTTTGGCCCTGCTGCTGGGCGTCAGGGGCGCCGCAGGGTCGTTGCCGAGCTGCTGGGACAGCACCAGGGCGAGGCGCTCGCGCATCGACTGCAGGGCGGTGTTCGGCAGGGTCTGGAGGCTTTGCTGGCGGATGGCGCCGTAGAGTTGCCCCAGCGTCTGGTAGCGGTTGTCCGCGGAGGCGATCGCCGCCTGGTCGTAGACCTCGGCCAGCGCCTTGACGTGCGCCGCCTTGTTTTCTTCGTTCAGCGCCCCGTACAGCGCCTGCAGGATCTGCACCAGTTCATCAGCGGGCTGCGGGGGTGTCGGGGGTGTTGGCGGAGGGGGCGCGGGGGGCGGTGGCGCCGGGGGGCTGGGTGGTGGAGGAACCGGCCCCGGGCCACCGCCCACGACGAGGGTCACCTGGACGGCGTCGGTGGGTTTGCCGTCCAGGGCCGTCCAGGCCAGGACCCGGTACCGGCCCGCGGCCATCGCGACGGCCACGGTGCTCTTGCGGTTGGCCAGCAGCTCCGCGGGGAACAGGGAGACGCCGGGGTCAATGGCGGTGAATTTGACGATTTCGCCCTTGGTTTCGGCGACCAGGGACACGAACGTCCCCGGGGCGGCCTGCACCTCGGCGGGCAGTTTCAGGTCCTGGGAAAGCAACAGATTTAACAGGACAAGCATGCGGATCCCCCTACTGAGTAAATGACGTCAGGGGGCCTGGTAGTCTGGGCAGCGCGTGCAGACCTGGGCGTCGGTGGCGGTGCCGTAGGGGCGGCACTGGCCGTAGACGGAGCACGCAGTCAGCACGGCCCCGCCACAGCCGCAGGACGCCGACTCCTCCAGAGGTTGGCCGCGGTGGACGCAGGGCAGGGCGAGGCGCTGTTTACTTTGCTGGATGAGGTCATGGGCGTTCGGGCTGGTGGCCTGATACGGGCCCGCCTGGTTGGGGATGCCGTTGGAGGGCAGGGTGAAGGTGATTTCGACGTCGGCGATGTGTTCGGTGTAGCCGGAAGAAAAAGGACTGGTAGTTGAGTACAGACCGCCAGAGAAGGTCATGGAAAACGGGCTGCAGGTGTGGGAAACATACTGAAGCTGCCCAGATGGCACGCCGCCCGTCACGGACCCCCAGAGGTGAACCGCCCGGGCGTAGAGATCGCCCCAGGCGCCCAGGGTTGTCCAGGTGTAGAAATTGGGGTCGGGCTGGTTGGTGACGGTCGCCTTGATCGGGTCCCCGGTGCCCTGCAACTCAAACGTCATCCCCATCGTTTTGTAGGTCAGATTTTTGCCGTTCTCGCTGCGTTGCCCCAGATAGCCCAGGAGGTTTTCGCCGGCGAATACGGAGCAGGGGCTGCCGACTAGGGCACCCCCCATGTAGCCCAGGCTCATCGGCAGGGTGGGCGTGGCGGTGCTGGCTGCAGAATACGGCGCCACGTGGGTGTAGGCGGTCAGATCGGCTTGCAGTTCCACGGGGCCCAGCCCCAAGTCGATGCCGGCGCATAACCCATCCGGGCCAAATAGCTGCTTGGCGTAGCCGTTCGGGCATCCGCAGTCCTGCTCACGCTTCAGGACCAGGCTTGCTCCAAAACTGTTGCACGGGATGGTGCCCATCGTGGTGCTGGTGCATTGCTCGACCGAGCGGACGATCGGGTCGCCGCCTGGAGTTGCGGTGCTGCGGTTGCCCTGGGTGGTTATCGACAATGGGCAGCCGTTGATGCTGGGAACCCAGGTCAATTGGCTGGCGGAATAGCCCAGAACGGACGAGGTGAGCTGCGCTGTCTTCATTACATAGCGATAGCCGTAGTGGCTGGCCGTCTTGGGGTCCCAGCGCCGGAAAAAGACCTTGTAGGAGGACGCGTCGGCGATTTCGCTGGCGCCGGTACCCTTGTCCTGGGTGAGATTTTCCAGGGACGACAGCAGGACAAAGCAGTGGGCGGCGTCGTTGGTTTGAAACGGCGCGTTGGTCAGGTTGCGGTAGCCGGTCAGCAGGTACAGGTACTCGCTCTCAAAATCCAGCCAGACGTTGCCGATGTTGTTCATGATGCTGCCGGCATACTGGTAGTTATTCAGAAGCTGGCATTTGACGGGCCCGGTGTTGGTCCAGCGGGCGATTTCAAAACGCAGAAACGGGTCAATCAAGGTGACCGAGTCGCCCGGGTCGTAGTATTCAAACGGCAGGTTAAAAACTTGAATCAGGTCAACATTGGGGGCGCCCACGCTGACGTCGCCCCAGGACGACTTGTTGCCAAAGGACAGCGACAGCTTAAAGCGCTCTGGCGCGGTCGTTTTGCCGCGACCGACGATGTTAGACGTCCACGCGCTGCCGTTGAACCACCGGTTGAAATACGGGCCCGTCCGGTCGAACGGCCCACAGCACGGATCCGCGGCGGCCCCGCAGCACTTGCAGGCGATCGTCTGCGTGGTCGTGCCGCTGGTGGTCGTCGTGGTGGAAACGGTCGGCGCCGTGACCGGGTTGGTGGTGGTTGGCGGTGCTGAAGTGGTGGCCGTCGAACTGGTTTCCACCGTCGCCGTAGGCGCCGTCACCGTCTGGGCCGGCAGCGTCTCGCCCACGCCCGTGGATGCGTCCCCGCCGACTGCGGAACCGGTCGGGGGCGTGACAGGGACCGTCGGGGCTGTTGGCGACGTGGTTCCGGTGCCGGTGCCGGTGCCCGTGGGGGCGGTGACCGGGACGGAACCGGGGCCCGTGGGCGTTCCGCCACCACCGCCAGTGCCACCACCAGCGGGAGGCGTGACAGTCGGGCCGGTTGGCGCAGTCGGCGTTGTGGTTGACCCGCCGCCACCGCCGCCGATTGGCGGGCTGGTTGGAACAGTCGGAATCGGCAGCGGGAAGACGGTCGGATCGGTGCCGATGGCGCCGCCCGTTGGGGGTGATCCCTCGACCGGGTCCAAAGCGACCGGGGAAATGATAGCCCCGCCGCCGCCACCTCCGCCCGGGGCCGCGACTGGCACCTGGGGCGGGCCGATGGGGATCGCGCCACCGCCGCCGACTGCGCCACCGACAGGGTCGAAAACGCCGACGGGATCGAGGGCCACGGGGGCCGGGATGGCGCCGCCGGCCCCTCCGCCTGCGGGTGGTTGCACGACCGGGGCCGGGAGTGGCACCGGTTCGGGGATGGCGCCACCGACCGCGACGCCCGCCGGCGGGAACAGGGGCGCGGGATCCCAGAAGATCGGCGTGGGGGTCGCCCCGCCGACCGCGGTACCGGTGGGCTGGGTGACGGGGAAGGGTGACCAGGTGGTCGGCGGGATGATGACCGTGCCGCCGGTGGCCGTCCCCTCGATCGGGTCCAGGACCAGGCCGGACAACTCGGCGCCGTTGGGTTGGGCTCCGGCGGAGCCGGTGGCGGTGCCGCTGAAGGAGTCCAGGGACTTGGCGCCACCGAACGCCGACCCGTCGATGATGTCGGCGTCGGTCTGCGTCCCGCCCGCCATTAGGTCACCACCATGCCTGGCACGGTGATCGTCTTGGTGGTCACCGTCAGGGTGCCGTTGGAGCAGGTCACCGCGGTGACGACGGTCTGGGAGACCGACGGGCCGGCGCTGCCACCGCCGCCGCCCACCATGAACTCATGGAGCTGGGTTTTGCCCGCCCCGCCGGCCTTGGTGACGATGACGGGCCGCATCTGCACGATGGTGTTGGTGGCCACGTCGGTGGCGCCGTTCATCTCCCGGGCCCAGTTGCTGGTGCTGGTGCCCGCCTTGCCGTTGGGGATGTCCCGGTACCCGGTCCCGTCTTCCTTGGGCTCCTGCTCCTTCCAGGTGTAGTAGGTGGCGCCCGACGCGGTGAAGTTGCCGGTGATCTTGGCCACGAACCAGCCGCCGTCGCCCGCCTGGAGGACCAGGGCGTTGCCGTCGTTGCTCAGCTTGAACGCCGGCGTGGCGCTGGTGAAACGCATGGTCAGGCGTCCGGGTTGCGAAAGAAAATCTCGAACGGTACCGACGGATAAATCGCCAAGTTGTTGTTCTCGTTGGTCCCGTAGTAGAACTTGTTGTCGACGTGGCACGGGATCAGGTTGTGCCCGCCGATGATGTTGTTTTTGCTCTCGGACCCGCCGGGGGTGTAGGCCTTGGCCAGCGTCGGGTTGCGGTAGACACAGTTGAACTGCAGGTCACAGAGTTTCTGCTGGCTGGGCAGGAACGCGCCGTTGTAGGGCACGAACTCCGGGAAAGGCTGGGTGTAAACCCGCATGACCTCGACACTGTTCAGCAGCAGGGTGCCCTTCGGGTAGTTGTAGAACTCGTACTGGTTCACGCGCCCGGTGTACTTGTCGAAATAGCTGTTGGCGCTGATCACCCACGCAAAAGGGACCTGGTACCAGCGGAACTTGACCGCCTTGGCGCTGATGTACAGCTTGAGCTGGCCTGTCGGGATGCCGACGTTCTGCAGGGTGAACCCGGTCGGGTTGCTGTCCATCCTGAACAGGAAAGCGCCCTGGGCCGCGGTGATGTAGTCGCCGGCGGGTTGCTGGTCCAGCTCCAGGTAGCGCCACCACTCGGTCTGGACGTCGAACGACAGCGGATTGGCCGCCGGGGTGTCGATGTCCCACCACTGGATTGTCTTGCGCTGGAGCTGCTGGTCGGTCACGACGGCGTAGGGGCGCGGCAGGAACTCCAGCGCCAGCTCGTAGGACTCGTACCGGGCGTAGTAGGGGAACGGGTCGGCCTCCAGGTCGACGGTGACGCCGTTTTCCTCCCCGGTGCTCGATCGCTTGTCCTTGAACTGGACGCCCTGGCCGTTGCTGATGCGCTCGCAGAACAGCCAGGGGAACATCGGGTGGGCCAAGGGCAGGGACCGCTCCAGGCCGATGCCCGAGACCGTGGTATACCCCAGGGCCTCGCGCATCGCCGGCAGCAGGTAGTCCGCCGGGATCTTCAGCAGCATCTGGGCCCGGCCATTTTCAACGCCGAAGCCGAAGGGCGAGGGGCTCACCCCGCTGATGCGCTCGACGGCGTTGGTCAGGTTGGTGAAGGGCATCAGATGTCCACCATGCTGTCGGTGAAGTTTCTGCCGCTAAACAGGTTGGACGGGCCGACGATGCCAAAGTTGTAGACGCCTTCGGCCAGTTGGCCAAAGCTGAACTGCGCCGCGCCCAGCAGCTTGGTGCCCAGGCCAGCGCCCGGACGCCGGGCCGCGGCCAGTCGCTCGTCGTAGACGTTGGCGCCTTCCGACACGCTGGAAAACGAACGGGCGGTGTCGTACCCAAATTTGACGGCCTGGTCCCATGGAGACTTCAGCACGTCGATCATGTCTTTCAGCAAGTCGTTGGTCTCCGCGGTGTTTTGGGCGACGTTCTGCTGCACGGCCAGTTGCTCGTTTTTCGCTTCCATGTTCGGCATGGCGGCGTAGGCGGCCTGGAGGGTGTCCCGTCCCAAGGACTCGACTGATTTGAACGTCGGGTTGGTCGGCGCCCCGAAACTGAAAATATTTTCCTTGGGCACCATCGCCTGGGCCCGGTTTAGCTCCGCGGCGTCGGCGGCCTTGCTGGCGGCGTTTTCCTCGACCTTGAAATACTTGCCGACGTAGGGCAGGGTGGATAGCCACTGGATGATGCCGCGCTTGATCATCTCCAGCGTGCTGATCTGCCCGGTGGCCCACAGCAGGCCCGCGGCCATCATCTTTTTCTGCCCGCCCACGGCCTCTTTCAGCCCGTTCAGGTACAGCCGGAACATGGGCACGAGCTCGGCGGCGAACTTGGCCAGCTCGGGGATCAGGTCCTTGAGGAATTCGCCCAGCATGCGGGCCATCTGCTCGAAAATCGGCGAAAGCTGCTTCATGACGGGCCGCAGGTAGCCGGCGAAGTCGCGCAGGACCGACGCGGCCACTTTGACGATCGGCACCAGGGACTCGCCGATGACGGCGTAGACGGTGCGCAGGGCGTCGTCGAACAGGTCGAGGGCGTACGGGTTGAACGCAGCCACAAAAGGTCGGACGGCCCCGACCAGGGCCGGCAGGCCGGTCATGGGGTTGCTCATCGCGTTGCCGAAGGAATCCATGAACGCCGTCGCGGCACCGGCGATACCCTTGGTGGAGCTGCTGACGGCGTCCGAGTAGGCGTAGGACGCCTTGCCCGCCTGGTTGAACGCGGTCGCCATCACGTCGGCCTTGGCGGCCATCTTGGACAGTGGCGAAAACAGGGCGGAAAACGCGCCCATGACCTTGCGCAAAGGCAGCATCAGGCCTTCCAGGCCCAGCTTGGCAAACGAACCGGCCACCGGGATCTTCATGCCGAGGTTGATAGTCGCCGCGGCTGGACCGACGCCGGGAATCCTGGTTCCGGCCCCGAGGGCCCCGACCGCGGACCCGACGCCGTCCCGGCCCGAGATGGACCGGCTCACCAGCGCCAGGTTGGTGGCGAACTTGTCCAGCGCCCGGATCAGGGGCAGCGCGGCGGTCGAGCTGGCGTCAATGGCCGCCATGTTTCTCCTCCCAGGTCCTCTCCAGGACCTCCCGTTTCTGACCCAGCGCCAGGCCCAGGCTGATGAACTGCTCCCGGCGCTGCTCCATCGTCATCCGTCTGGGCGTCTCCAGCGGCACTTCCTCGACCTGGCCGGTCTTCTTGTTCCTGGGATGCCCGTACACCTTCTCAATCTGCCAGTCGGTCAGCTCGCCGATCTCCTCCAGCGTCAGCAGGAACGGCTCCCCGGAAAGCGCCGCGTACAGCGTCACCGGATCCATACCCCCGCCGCCCCCGGACGATGGCCCGCCCTCCGCCCCGGTCGCTACTCTGCGGCCACCGGGGCGACCCGGAAAGACTCGGCGAACACTTGCTGCAGCACGGCCCCCACCTCGTCGCCGTGGTTCTGGAGCAGGGCCGCGGCGTCGTCCTGGTTGACGCCGAACAGCAGGCCGGTCAGGGCGAACAGGCCCGCCGGGCTCTCCATCCATTTGCGGTGCGTCGCCCCGCCGAACGAGAACTCCCCGGCCCCGACGCGGTCCAGGAACGCCCCGTAGGCCAACCTGAACTCCTCGTCGGTGAGGTTGGCCTTGTCCTGCATGATCTCGGCCCGCACCTGGGCCTTGCAGGCCTGCTCCAAGGCCGCCTTGGTCTTCTGGCGGATGAGCTGGACCGTGTAGGCCTTGCCCCCGATCTCGGCGGTAATGGGCGAGCCCATCGCCTGGCTGATGCTCATAGTTCAATCACGCTGGTGCCAGCGTCTCCGTCGGTGAAGTTACCGGTGCAAACCGCGGACAGGTCCACCATGGCCACGCCGCGGGTGTTGGTGCGAACGCCCAGGCTCGTGATCAGCACGGGCAGGGTGAACCCCAGGTCACTGTCCTGGTCCAGGTAGAGGGTGACCGTGCCGGTCTTGCCGCCCTGCAGGCTCATGCCTTCCCGCGGATACGGGCCCGACATGGACACAAACACCGTCGGGATGCCGGCGGCGTAGGTGGCGGTGGGCTGGTCGTAGTTGCTTTGGTCGATTTCCTGGGTCGAGATGGACAAGGACCACTCGGTCAGGGGCTGGGTCACCCCGCCGACGCGCGGCCCGAAGGTCACCGCGCCCTTTTTCCCCTGATAGAACGTGCTGGCCATGCCCGCCTCCGCATACTACGGGGCGACCGTGAAGGACCCGGTGCTCTGGGCGGTGATGTTGACCTGGGCCACGCCCCGGACGTTCTGGGTCACGCTGACGTTGGTCACCCGGCCCGACACGGTGAAGCCAGCGCCGGCGGTGTCGTACTTGAGGATAAAGGTCACGGCGTTGCCCACCGTGGCCCCGCTCGACCCGTCGTAGGGGCCGGAACAGGTGATGTTTGCCGACAGGATACCGGCCTCGCTCTCGGCGTAGCCGGAGCTGCTGAAATTGGTCACGTCGATCGGCTCGCTGGCCACTTCCATCGACCAGTCGGTCAGGGGCTGGGTGGTGCCGCCCACAGATACAGAGCCCGATTTGCCCGCATAAAACGCCATGTCAGGTCCCCCCAAGGAAAACGATGTCGTAGGTCCCCGTGGTGGACCCGGAAAGGTTGGTGATTTTCAGGTTGCGGTCGGTGGCGCTGATGGTCGCCACGGACCCGTCGCCCAGCAGGAAAAACCCGCCGGCCTTGATGCTGATGGAGGGGCTGGTGCCCCCGAAAAACCAGGTGATCGGGTTGGACGCGCCGGGCTCGATCTTCATGCCGGTCGTCGTGGCCTTGACCATCAGGGCGATCCCCTTGGTCAGGGTCTTCGCCTCGCCGAACAGGTTCGTGATGCTGTAGAGGTCGATGGTGGTGCTGGCGGAGGCCGCCAGGGTGCCCTGGACGGCCAGCAGCTCGTTGTAGGTGGCCACCGCGGGCGCCAGGGTGCCCGACAGCTTCGACGGGCCCTGCTTGACGGACCCGTAGCCGGTCGTGGACTTCGTCTGCGTCCAGCCGATCTCGGCGTTGATGTTCGACAGGGTCAGGGGCATCAGGCGCTCCTTGTTTCGCTACTCTTATAAATGACCTGAAAGGCGTCGGTCTCGGTCGTGTTCTCCTGGCCGCGCAGGTTGAACGGCCCGGACAGGGTCAGGTCGATATCGTAGACCGTCCCGGCCCCGGACAGCAGCGGCTGGTAGATCTCGTTGCGGACCGCCTCGCGCAGGTCGAAGTCGTCCGGGGCGATGGTCAGCTCCCGGTTGCCCTTGCTAAAGACGACCACGTAAACCGGGTAGGCCCAGGTCACGTGGCGGTTGAACGCCTCCAGCTCGACCGACTCGCCATCCGGCGCCGGGGCGACGACGATGCAGGGCAGGGTGTCGACGTTTAGCAGTTGCGGGCGGCGGCGGATCACCACCGGCACGCCCCCGGACACGCCGGCCACGCGGGTCTGCACGGCCTCCAGGATTGTCAGGTACTGGCTCACAGCGGGTTGATCTCCGTCACGGCCTGGCCGCTCTCCGCCTCGCACTGCAGCACGTACCGGGTGCCCCAGGTGGCCGCGGTGATGGCCCCGGCGAACCAGCGGCGCCCGTCGCCGTCGGTCACGATCGTGGAAAACTGCGGCACCAGGCCCGACAGGTCGGCCCGGAACAGGTGCCAGGTGCAGTAGGTGCGGTACCCCAGGGCGCCCCCGGGCAGGTCGTAGGGCACGGTGTCGACGCCTTCCTGGAGGGCCCGGGTGCTGGTGGTGGCCCCGTCCGGGTTGGTCACGGTGACCGTCTGCAGGTTGTCGATCGCCAGGAAATCGGCCTCGACGTTGATGGTGGGCACGGGTCACCTCACAGGATTTGGCCGCGGAACTCTTTCGGCTGCAGGCGGGCCAGCATCTTGTTGATCTCGCCGATCTGCCGCATCAGGCCCTCGCGCCATGCCTGGCGCTGGACGGACTGGCCGCCCACGGAGTAGTCGGGCTGCGGGTCGGCGGCATCGGCCAGCAGGGCGGCCATCAGGCCGTCGCGCTGGGTTTGCAGGTCGGCGATGTTTTGGGCGAGGGACACTAGAGGGCCTCCCGGAGGAATGCGCGGATGCGGTCGGATTCGGTGGCGGGGTCGCTCATGAACCGTTTGGCTAGGTGCTCCATGAGGTCGCCGCGCATCTTCACTTCAGTCGGCACGCCCTGCGCTTGCTTGTTGACCCAGTCGGCAAATCGCTCTCCATTGGTTCCGAACTTGTCCGCCATTTTTTTCAGGATTGGCTCGGCCCATTCCCGGTTTGCCTTGGCGTAGGGCAGTGGCGATCCGGCCTTCAGCGCGTCCAATTGGGTGCTGATGTCTTTTTGGTCCTTGGGGTCTGGCATGTTGAGGGCCAAGACCATGCTGGCAAAGGCCTGATGGGCACCTTTTGGCGTGTTGTTTGGGTTGGCCATGCGGTCAGCCCGGCGCACTGCATCCCGGACCAAATTGTCACGGTAGGCGGTCTGCTTCTCGGACATGCGAAAGCCGGAGGATGGCGTGGGGGTTGGCGTTTGTTGTGGCTGTTCTGGTGCTGGCCCCGCCTTCAGCTCCGGGTAGTCATTCAGCACGCTGGCGGGCACCTCCTTGCCGGCATCAATGGCTCGTTTCACGTCGGCGCGGCGCAAAGCCTTGACTAGGTCCATGTCGATGTCCCGGGGCGCCCGGCCCGGGCTGCTTTTCAGCCAGTTGGCCGCCCATTCCTCCTGGCTCATTTCGTGCGGTTCTTTTAGCTGCGGGTAGTCGGCCAGCACCTCCTGCGGGATAGGCTTGCCGGCGGCCCGGGCCTTCCTGATCTGTTCGGAATGGTCGCCGCCCAGCTCGGCTATCGCTTTGCCGGCCACGCTCATTAGGTCCTTCATCTTGCGGCCTTTGACGTTGGCCGAAAGTTGGTTGGCCTTGTCCATGTAGGCCTGCATAAATTCGGCCTTGGTCATTTCGTGGGCCGGCTTGCTGGTGCTGGCTTGCACCGCGGACGGTGCCACCGGTCCTCCCGCCTCCCGTTCTAGCCGGGCAATCGCAGTCCTGAGTGCCTTTGCGTTGGCGCTGCTGCGTGTTTTGTTCAGTAGGTTTTTTAGGTTCTGGATCCGGTCGGGCAGGGACGAGGGCTTGGGCTGTTCAATTGTCGGCGGCGCCACCGGTCCCGCCTCCGGCTCCGTCGCCCCCGACGTCCTCCCCGGCGAGAACAGACCCCCGAACATTTCCCCGGTCCCGTCGGTCTTCTTGTCCTGCTTCTGGTCCAGCCAATCCAGGCCCTTCTCGGCCTGGTCGGCGACTGTCTCCCGCGGCTCGGGCTTTTTGTCCTCGGCGGGCACCTCGCCCCCAAACAGGCCGGGCACGGTGGCGGGCTGGGGCTTGGAGGGCTCGGGGTTGCCGTAGAGGTCGAGGGCTGGGGGTGGGGTGGGGGTGCTGGGCGCCGGCTCGGGCTCGGTTGTGTCTGCCGCCTTCGGCTTCTCCTCGACCTTCGGCGCCGCGGCGGGCCCAAAGTCGAAACTGGTGTCTACTCCGCCTGCGGGCTCGCTGGCGTCTCCGGCGAGGTCCCCGGGTTCTTCCCGGCCCGCTTCTGCTCCTCCGCTTCCATCCCAGCCAAAGATTTCGTCAAGAACGCTATCCTGGCCTTGGTCGCCGCCAGCTTTTTCGCCGCGGCCTCGAACTTCTTCAAGCTCTCGCTCTTGGTGTCCATCGGCCAGGGCCTCCTCGCGGGCGCGGATGTAGTCGTCGTAGTCCTCATCGTACGTTTCCTGGTCGAATGCCAGTAGACTTTTTGTCTTTTTCTTCAGCAGTTGCAGCAGGTGGTCGCCGGGGCTCGACACGCCGGCGGGCACGGTGATGTGCCCCTGGCGCACCAGGGTGGCGGCCATGTCGTCCAGGCTGTGGCCGGATTTCTTCAGGGCGCCCAGCAGGCCGAACTCGCGGAAATCCGCGTGCTCATAGTCGCCGGAGCTGATGCCGCCCTCCCGGCGGACGATCGCCAGCAGGCCCATGTTGGGCTTCTTCTCGGCCTTGGGCTCCTTGGCCTGCTTGGCCACAGGCTTGGGCGTTTCCTCGATGGGCGGCGGCGGTGGCGGGTCGCCTGGCTCGGCAAACAGCTTGCGCTGGCTCTTGTGCGCCTGCCCGGTGAACAGGTGCGACTGGGACAGCTCGCTGGGTCGCTTGCCCGTCAGGGCCGCGGGCCCCTTGGTGATCTTGCCGTCCCCGTCCAGCTCGACCGGCGTGCCGCCTTTTTTCTTGCCGGGTCGCTTGGCGTCCGGCTTGGCGCCGATGGTCACCCACCGGTTTTCCAGGGCCTGGACGGCCAGGCGGACGAGATGGTCGGGGATGCGGCCCATGGCGTGCTATTCCAGCGGGGTGACGATGTGGGCGTGAACGCTGCCCAGCACTCCGTTGATTTGGTCGTGCAGGGCGATGGCGGCGGCCTCGTCGGGCGCCTCGACAATGAGGGCCCCGGCGGATGGGAGCTGGACGGACCAGCGGCGGACAGCGGGCCCGGATGGGGCAACAGCCGGCTGGTGGGCCGGCTGCTGCACCTGTTCCTGGGCCGGCTGCGCTTCAGGCTCTTGGGCCTGCGGGCGCTTCCTGGCCATGGGTCAATTACTCCTTGCCCAGGGCCACGGCCCGGGGTTCGGCCACACCGGCGACGCCCCACAGGGAGGCCTTCACCGACAGCACGATGTCGTTGTTGAACTCCAGGGGGTTCTGCGGCGGCGCTTCGACCACGGTCAGTGGCTTGGCCTCACGCCAGACAAACGCCCGCTTGAAGTCGCCCAGGTAGACGCGCAGGTTGGCGTTCGACTCGCTGACGTTGCCGATGGCGGCGTCGGTCAGCAGGTTGAAGGCGTGGGCGCTAGTGATCACCTCGTAGTTGCTGTCGAGCGGGTTGTCGCTGACAGTCCTGGAGGGGTTGCCCGAGGTGGCGTAGTTGCCCGACTCGACGGCGGTGGCGTTCAGGATGCGGCGCACAGAGTATTTCTGCGCGGGCATGACGAAGATCTGTTTCGGCTCGATCATGATCGGCTTGCCGGTCACAGGGTCCTTCATCTTCGTGAACAACTGCTCCAGGGTGTTCAACCCGTTCCAGTCGGTGAGGCTGAAACTGGTCACGGTGTTGATCCAGTTGCTGCCGCTCGACAGGTAGGTGTTGTAGCTGGAGCCGTTCCAGCTATGGGGGTTGGTGATGCCCAGGACGACCTTCAGGATGTCCTCCTCGCGGCCCAGGGCGACGCGGGTGCCGGTGGACCGGGCCGAGTCGATGATCTGGTTGGTGAGGTCGGAGTAGATCGCCTCGGCGGTCACCGAGCAGATGCGGCCCTTTTTCAGGATCGCGGGGTGCTGGATGTACTGCCCGGCAAACTTGGTTTGCGGGTAGGGCATGCCAGGCTCGACGATGTCGGAGTCGTTGGTCACGTCCGACAGGTAGGGCACGGTTTGCGGCCCCAGGTTGCCATTGGTCACCGGGATGGTGGAGCAAAGGGAATCCGCCACCATCGAGGCCAACTTGTACTTTTCGCGGATCTCGTTCACCAGCAGTTGGCCGGTGATCGCGGCGAAGGCGCTGGGGTCGACGGCCTCGGAGCTTTCCAGCACCCGGCCCGTCTTGTTGTAGCGGTCGAGGTGTTCGGCCCAGCCATCGCCCATGAAGGCTTCGGCCAGACGACGGATGGACAGGCGGCTCGGGTTCACCTTGCCGGCGTTCACTTCCTCGATCAGGGCGGTGGAGGTGGCTTGCACCCCGTTGGTCTTGGCGCTTTCGCGCAGCTTGCGGTAAATCGCTGACATGGTCACAGTCTCCTCAGTGGTTCAGGGTTAGGCGCTCGCGGCGTTGGGGGTCTTCACGGACTGGATGCGGACCTTCACGGTGGTCGCGCTGGTGGTCTTCTCGACGACGTAGCCGATGGCCTTGTCGAGGGCCGCCACGCTGGCCACGGTGTCGTTCAGGAGGGCGTTGCCGCTCGCCTTGGCGGGGCCGACCAGGTCGCCGACGTTGTAGCTGGCGCTGGCGGTGTTGAAGAGGTAGGTGCCGTCGGAGTCGACGCGGCAGCGGTTGGCGATGGAGTTGCCGCGGATCTGCGCCGTGGCGTTGTCCTTGGCCTGCCCGGCGACGCCGAGGAACAGGGCGCGGAAGTCGGCCTGGGTCTGGGCCAGGCTGGTGTTCCAGGTGGTGTCGCTGGCGCGCACCAGGGTTCCGGAGCTGATGCCGACGACGTCGCCAATGTCCACCGCCTGGGCGGTGGCGATGGGGCAGTCGATCGGGTTCGTTTCGCCGTACAGGTACTGAGCAGCCATTTCTTAGATCTCCTCTCGCAGGGCTTTACGCAGGGCTTCGAGGCCGTCGGCCACACTGGCCGGGGCGCTCTTGGGTTTCGAGAACTTCGTGGTGACGCGGCGCCGGTCCTCCAGCACCCGCTCCCATTCGCCGCGGGGCGCGTGGGCCAAGGTGGACAGGAAGGTCTCGGTCACGGCGTAGGCGGGCAGGCCGGCCTTTTCGCAGGCGCCCTTGGCGGCGCTGAAGGTTCGGCGGCGGGCCTCGGCGACCCGGAAGGCGTCGAGTTGGCGGAGCAGGGCGAGGTAGTGTTTGTCGCCGGTCTTCCTCAGCGCTTCCTCGGCCTTCTTGGCCATGGCCTCGTCATCGTCCGCGGGGGCTTCCTCGCTAGTTTCCTCGGCCTCATCGTCGGCGACCTCATCGGACGCGCTGCCCATGTCGTCGGCCTGGGCGCTCTCGTCGTCGCTGTCGTAGATGCTGGGGTCTTCCTCGGCTTCGGGGGTCGCCTCGGGCTCGTCCTCGACCAGCTTCAGCGCCTGCAGGATCTTGGCCTTTTTGGCGCCGTGGTCCATGCCCTTGTCGCCCAGGATCCCGAGGATCATCTGGCCCAGGTGCTGGGACCAGTCATCGCCCGCGGGGGCGGAGTCGGCCTTGGGCTCGTTGTCGCCCAGCATGTCGGCCATCCCCTCGGGGCCTTCCTCCAGGACGTTCTTGCCGTCGACCTTCTTGTCGTCCTTGTCTTCTCCGTACATGTCGCAGTTCCTCTCGGTGACGTGTTGCAAAGATTCCAGCAGGCCCTTGGTGGTTGCCGGGTCGGCCACGAGGTCCACCGATTCGACCTCGATGATCTCGGTCACCTCGTCCTTGCCCTCGCGGTTGCGCTGAATGCGGGCGGTGGCGTTGTGCGATAGGCCGACGGCGTTCGGGTCGTTCTTGACCCACCAGTCGAAGGCCTTGGCGAGCGGGTGGGCGGGGTTGTAGGTCATGTCGGCGTAGAGGCCGTCCTTGCCCATGCGCACGTTCGTGATCCGCCCGAAGCGCTCGGTGAACTCGCGCATCTCCTGGTTCGGCTTCGGGTGGTCCAGGTTGACCGGCTTGCCCTCGTAGAGGTCCCGGGCCTTGGCCATGACGTTCAGCGGGTACTCGCGCCCGTTGCGGCTCTTGATGCCGAGCACCTTGACGTTGCGCACGACCGGGCCCGCGGCGCTGGCCTTGCTGGCCAGGGGCAGGTAGGTGTCTTCACGCAGGTTGATGGTGTCTGTCGCCATAGTCAGTAAATGACACGGCGGGCAAAATCACTCCCCGACGATGCGCAGCCACGCCAGGGACTCCTCGCTGACGCGCAGCACGTCGGCCAGCAGCATGCCCCAGTCGCGGGCGACCTTGCCGGGCTGGACGCCGTCCAGGTAGATCGCCTTGACGATCATCTGTTCCCGATCGGGCAGCATGTCCAGCAGGTCGGCGACCATCAGCCGCACGCTGTCCTGCTCGGGCGCCGCGGCGGGGTCGGTGTCGCTCTCCTCGGCGTGGGCGTGCCGGGCCAGCTTCAGGTGGCTGACCGTGGCTTCCCAGAGGCTGCGCTGCTTGAAAACGGCGCGGTGCATGGCGCCCCGGACCCACAGGGTGCAGAACGCCCCGAGGGTCACGCCACGCCGCGGGTCGTAACGCTGCATGCCCGCCAGAAACCCGCACCACCCCACCTGGGTGAGGTCGTCCAGGTCGATGCGGTAGGGGGCCTTGGCGCGGTAGTAGTGGGCCAGCCGCCGGATCAGCGGGCGGTGGGCCAGGATCTGTTCGTCGGAGACAGGCGACCGGTCAGGGCCGGTCGGGTTGCGGCGGCGTCGGGATGCCACTAGGTATGGCGCCATTCGGCGGTTCCGGTTGCCCCGGGTCGGCCTGCCCCGGTTGGGGCGGATTGGCTGGCCCGTATTTGGCGGCGAACTCGGCCTCGTGCTGCCGCTCGCGCTCGATTTGTTCATTGGTCGCTGCATCGTCCAGGCCGATAGCGGCCCGCACCTGGCTTTTGGACATGACGCCCATGCCGACATAGGTCTGGTGTTGGTTGGCTTCGGCGGCCTTGTCGCGACTGGCCACCGTGGGGACGTCGCACTGGACGTCAATCATCCGCAGGACCTCCCGCGGCAGCAGGCCGACGTCGACGGCGAGGCTGAGTTGCTGCCACGCCAGGGACCGGCCCGGCTTGGTGCGGCGGGTGCCCAGGGCTCCGGCCAGCAGGTGTTGGAAATGCTCCAGTTGCTTGGTGGCGGGCGCCTCGGCGACCAGGGCGCTGGCGTAGTTGGCGCTGGAGGGATCGGCGGACAGCATGGCCTCGGACAGGCCGAAACGGGCGGCGATGGCCCGCAGGTTGGCCCGCAGGGTTTCCACCATGTCGGCGCTGCCCAGGTTTGCGCCGGGGAACTCGTAGGTGACGTTGTCGCTGGCCGTCAGAATGGTGCCGTAGCCCAGGCGGCTGATATTCGTGGTCTGGCTGGTGGTCGGGTCGGTGACCTGGAAGTCCGTCGCGGTCTTGGTCAGTTCCTCGATCGCCTCGGGCGGGGTGTCTGCGACGCGACGGATAATCGCCACCTTGGCCCGGGCCTTGGCCAGGGAGACCATCGACTGCAGGATGTCCTCCGCGGCTCGCAGGTTGCTCTCGACGGCCCAGATGGTCGGCAGGCCGCGCTTGCTGTTGCTTTCGACGTTGTTGCGCAGGTGCAGGATCTCGTCGGCGGGCACCAGGGTCGGCGTCGGGTCCTCCCAGGGGCGCTCGACCACCCAGTAGCCGACGCGCTCGTGGATGTCCTCGTCGCTGCACTGGATGCCGAACGAGGACTGCGGCGTCGTGTCGTCGGCGGGCGGGCGAACCAATTCCGGCTCAATGAACCGCAGCCGGAGCATGCCGTCCTCGCCGCGGAAGGTGCGGATGAACGCCTCGCCCTCAGCGTGCAGCCGGTAGACGATCTCGGCCTCGATCTCGGGCAGGTTGTTGTGTTCGGCCCACAGGTCCAGGATGTCCTGGGCCCGGTTCAGCAGGTCCTCGGGCACCTGCTGGCGTTTTTTCGCCACGACCGAATACTTGAACCCGGTGCCCACGACGTAGGACCGGCACGCGTTGATCGCGGCGATGCTGTACTCGTTGCCCCTGGCGATCTGCCTAGCCCGGTCCCGGATCACCTTGAGCTGCCACCAGGTGATGGCGGCGGGCAGGATTTCGCCCGTCATCCGGTTGTCCCGGCGGGTCAGGCTGGCCGTGGGGCCACCGTCCAAGAACCCGTAGGGGCCCATCTCACCGTAGAGGTCCCGGCCATCTAGGTACGGGTAGTTGGGGATGCCGGCGAACAGCTCCGAGGCTTCGGTCAGCCGGGTCGATTCCCGGACGCGCTGCACCCGTTTGCGGGTGTCACTGGTGCCGGGACTGAACAGGCGCTGCCACCAGTTTGCCATAGTCAGTAAATGACCAAGCTCCGAATATGCTTCAAATTTAAGGCCAAAAACTTTAAAAGGCCCAGTCAGCTTTAAAACAAATTTTAAAACCCCACTCCCCCGGCGTCCCAGGAGTGATACCTGTTAATTCAGGTCGCCATGATGCGCGTCACCTTGCGGCGAGAGGCGAACGGGGTTTACTGCGGCCAGTATATCAGGACATTCGCAAGCGGCAATCAGATGCGACCCTCCACGCGCTCCACCCAGCCACCGGCGCCGCGCAGCATGCAGGCCAGGTTGAACGCGTCGGCCAGGTCAGGACTTGCCCGCAGCCGGCGCTTCGTGGACGCCTTGGCCTCCACCACCCGGCGCTGGATGGCGTCCAGCGTGAACACGGGCTGCCGCAGCTCGGCCATCAGTTGCTGCCGCACGTCGTCGGGCAGGGGGGCCATCGTGATCTGGCCGTCCTCCGCCAAAGCCGCGGCGGAGAACCACAGCTCGCTGCGCAGGTTGGGCCATTCGGCCTCCCACCGACTGCGCAGGGCTGAATTGATTTCGACGAACAAATGCCGGAAGGGGCCGGTGCCGGCCATCTCCACCAGGCCGGCGCCCAGGCCCGCGGCGTCGATCAGGATCGGCACCTCGGTCGCCTTCTGGCCCGGGGCGTGGTACTCCTGGGCCAGCTCCTTCAGCCGGCTGGCCGTTTGCTGCAGGGGCCAGCCGCGGTGACTTTCCAGGTGGATGATGGCCCGGCCCTGGCGCACGCAGATGGCGGTGCGGTCGTCGCCGAAGCGGGCGGGGTCGCAGCCGATCTGGGTCAGCCACTTCGGGTCGACCTCGACGGGCTCCTGGACCCGGGTCAGGGCCAGGTCGGACCAGACGGAGCTGGTGGACCTTGAAGGCCACCGGCCCAGCACCTGCACCTCGAACAGCGGCGACTCGGGAACCCAGACGGTCTCGCCGAACTCGAACGCGTTGCTGGGGCGTTGCTCCTCGGGCTCCAGCACGCGGCACTCGTCCCGGATCCGCTCGGCCACCACCTGGCGGGTGATCGCCCCGGGCACCACCTCGTCGTCGGTCAGGACGTTGGGGTGATCCAAGGCGGACATTTCCAGCACGGTGAACCGGCCCGACTGCTCGTAGCTGTAGGCGGGGCAGCTCACGTCGTAGGGGTTGTAGATGGCGAAAAAATAGTGCCCCGGGCGCCCCGGGTTGATCATTGTCATCGCCCGTTCCCAGAACTGGATGTCGACGCCGGAGGCCTCGTCAAAAATAATCATTTGCTTGTCGGCGTGGCGCCCCTGGAACGCGTCGGGCTTGTTGGCCGTGAAACCGTGGATCCAGTGGTCGTTCGACGATTGCAGCCGGGTGTCCTTGGGTAGCCAGTTGGGATCGCGCGGGCGGAGCTTGCGCAATTCCCGGAACAGCAGGTCCCGCACCGAGACCAGCGTCGGGGCCGTGGTCAGGCACAGGCCGGGGTTGTAGCGGTCGTGGAACCAGGACGCCACCAGGGCGGCGGTCCAGGTCTTGCCCACCGAGTGGGCGGCGCGGACCATGACGCAGTAGGGGGGCTCGGTCAGCGCCCGCAGGATGGCCTGCTGCTGCGGCGTGACGTAGAGGCCGAGGGAGTGGGCGTACTGGACCGGGTCAGCGGGGGCCCGCTTTTTTTCCTGGATCAGCCGGGCCCGCCTCCGGGCCAGCTCCTTCAGCATCCGGTGTGGAGGCACCTCGGACCATCTTCGCATACAGCCTATCGATCTCCCGGATCCCGGGGCCGCGGTCGGCCCATTCCTCTGGGTGCTTGCGTTCCAGGTACCAGGCCGCGGCCTGCCACTTGTTGCCGTCGACGTGGGCCCGGTGCAGGTTCACCAGGCAGTCCCGCACCGCGGCGGCCTCGCCGTGGTTCATGGCGCCCACCAGGTCGGCGTAGAGGCCCCGTTTCTGGCGCTTGCCCTTGAAGATCCAGCGCCTGAGCGTCTGCGGCGACAAGTGGTAAAACTTGGCCACCTGGACCTGGGACATCCCCAGCCGGAACAGGTCGCCCATCCGCTTGATGAGATCGGGCGTCAGTTTAATTGGCGGAGCCATAGGGCCCTCCTCCGGTTTCCCCCAGCATCGACTGCACCCCGAACAGCTCTGAGGCCCACCAGACGCCGGCCATGGTCGCCTGCTCCGGCGTCCGGTCCAGGATCCGCTCCAGCATCAGGGACCCGATCGCCACCACCATCAGCCGCAGCTCGTAGCGCACGTCGGCGTTCAGGGCCTTGATCTGGTTGAACCGGATGGCCAGTTGCTCCGGGTTGGCGCTGCAACAGTTGGCGACCAGTTCGGGGTATTTCAGGAAGTCGAGGTGCTTGTCGTCGCTCATGTGGGCACCGCGGTGACTTTCAGGCTGTAGTTGTTGTTGCGCACGTCCCGGGTCTTCAGCGCGGTCAGGTCCAGCCACCAGCCCCCGATCGGTCGCCCGGCCCGGCCTTTTTCGACGTGGTAGCCGTCGCGGCTCTCGTCCTTCCAGGTGGAGCACCGCAGGTAGAGCTGGGACTGCTGGTAGACCTTGCCCAGGGACGTCACCCGGGTGATCACGTTCTCGTCACAGTTGCGGCGGTGGATGTGCCCTGACACGTGGACGTCGCAGTCGTAGTCGCTGCGGGTGCGGTTGTGGTCCACAAGGCCCCGTGTGATCGGACCGCCCCCACCGTACCCATGCGAAAAATGCAGTTTGATGCAGTCGGACTTGCCGGCGCCTTCCAAAAACCTCCCCTGGATGACAACAAACCCCCAGTAGGGCCCGGCCACGACCGGGGAACCCTCACGGCGGAGCAGGCCGACCAGTTGCTGGGTCAGGTCGACCTGGTGGTGCCGGCGGATGGCGGTCTCGTGGTTGCCCAGGGAGATCATCGCCAGGTTGTCCCGGTAGGGCTGAAACCAGTCGGCGCAGGTCTGCACCAGCAGGTCCAGGTAGTTGCCGCCGCGGTGCTCATCCCGCAGGGCGTCGGCGCTGGCCCGTTTGTCCCATTTGCCCTGCATGGCGCAGAAGTGCCT